GACAATATCCAGGTTATGGACCAGGACGAACCCGAAAAGTGGGCCCGCATCATCCACCCAGACCGGCATATGCCGGCGTCGTGGGACGGGCCCGGAGACCTCGGTTAGGAAATGTACATTTGGGAAGCCGGCGGAGGAGATCGCGAAGGGAGGTGACGACGATGGAAGCGAAGAAGCGGGAGAGGGGTATTACGGAATCACGGCCGAAGCCGAAGACGTTCAAGGCTGAGATCCGCGGGTTTTATCGGAACATGAAAAACGAGAATGACGGGAGGTGATGCCAGGTGGAATTGACTGTACCTGAACAGACAAGGCTTTCAGAACTGGAGAGGGTAATCAATGACGGCCTGATGACATTCATCGATGTGGGCGCGTCCCTCCTGGAGATCCGCAACAGCCGCCTCTACCGGCATGAATATGGGACGTTCGAGGAATACTGCCGGACGAAGTGGGGGATGAGCCGAATACATGCACACAGGCTCATCAAAGCTCATGAGGTTGTCACTGCATTGTTACCCCTGGGTAACAATGCAAATCCAGAAGCGGATGATTTGTTACCAATTGGTAATATTCCAACAAACGAAAGACATGCCCGCCCCCTCTCCAAACTTCCACCCGAACAACAGAAAGAGGCATGGCAGAGGGCAGTCGAAACAGCGCCGAACGGAAAGGTTACGGCAAAGCACGTCGAGAAGGTCGTCAACGAGATGAAGGTTAGAACCGATTATCCGGAGGAGCTTGTGAGGAGGGGGCAAGCAAAGCCCAAAATGGTGACGGAGGCGATGAGGATCGCAACGTTTGCGATCGTTCACCTTCTAAAATTTTATTGGTTAAGGAATTGGATATCGATAAATTTGAAAATAAAATTAAAAAATTCAGCGAGATAATCAAAAAGAAACCAAACCTTGAAGAATATTTGAGCATGTTTGAGGAAGTCTATAACTACAAAAGCGGGAAAAAGATTCCCCTCAAATTCCTCGCCGCTGAAGCATGCAGAAAGAAAAAAGAAAGTCGGTTCCCGATGAAAGGGGGCAAGAGAACGGCATGAATTCCCCATGCTGACCACCATCCGCATCCCCAGGAGCGCGCCCTGGCTGCCGCCGTCATTGCGGGAGCCGGGGCGGCAGATCAAGGGCGTCATCCGCTTTTCCGAGTCGGACCGGAAGGTCTTGCGGAAGCACAAGCCGATCCCCGTCTCGCGCTGGGCGGAGCGGTACCGGTACGTCACGATGTCCGTCCTGCCCGGCCGCTGGAAGAACGAAGTCACGCCCTATCTGGCCGGCGTCATGGACGCCTCGTGGTTCCCCTCCGTCCAGACCGTCATCCTCTGCAAAGGCCCTCAAACCGGCGGAACAGAAGCGTGTCTGAACTGCCTGGCCTACGCCATCGACCGGGACCCCGGCCCGGCGCTGTGCATCTACCCGGACGAGCTGACGGCCAAGGAGAACTCGCAGGACCGCATCATGCCCATGATCCGGACCTCGCCCCGCCTGCGCCTGCATCTCACCGGCCAGGACGACGACGCCTCGATCCTCCGGATCGGCCTTCAGCACATGCCCGTCTACATGGCCTGGGCGCGCTCTGCGGCCCGCCTGGCGAACAAGCCCATCCGCTACGTCATCTTCGACGAGACGGACAAGTACCCCGAGACGGCCGGCAAGCGCGAGGCGGACCCGATCTCCCTCGGCGAGGCCCGGACGACCACGTTCCGCCACAACCGCAAGGTCTGGAAGATCTCCACGCCCACGACGGAGACGGGGAACATCTGGAAGGCCCTCACGACCGAGGCCCAGGCGGTCTTCGACTACTGGGTGAAATGCCCGGCCTGCGGCCACGAGCACCTGATGCGGTTCAAGCAGATCAAGTGGGCGCACAAGGAGGAGCCGGGTCCGGACGGCAAACGGCACTCCGAGGATCCGGAGACGATCGAGGCGGAGAAGCTGGCCTGGTACGAGTGCCCCTACTGCGCCGCCGAGTGGAACGACTACGACCGCGACCTGGCCGTCCGCCGCGGCCGCTGGCGGGACCGCGAGACGGAGCAGCCCATCGGGGAGTACCTGCGGGACAGGCGGCCCGTAAAGATCGGATTCCACATCCCGTCGTGGATCTCGCCCTTCGTCTCCTTCTCCGCCGTGGCGGCGTCCTTCCTGCGCGGGCTGACGGACATGGCGAAGTTCAAGGACTTCCACAACAAGCACCTGGCCGAGCCGTGGAAGATGGTCGTTGTCTCGAAGAACGAGGACCAGATCCTCTCCGCCCGGTGCGATGTCCCGCAGCAGACCGTACCGGAGGCCGCCGTCGCGCTCACCTGCGGCGTGGACGTCCAGAAGGACGGCTTCTGGTTCGCCGTGCGGGCCTGGTCGCCCTCGCTCACGAGCTGGCTGATCCACTACGGGTTCCTGGCGACCTGGGAGGACGTGGAGCGCCTGGTCTACGACACTTCCTACCCAGTGGCCGGCCGCGAAGGCAAGACGATGCGGATTTTCCGGGCGGCCGTCGATACGGGCGGCACGGGGAAGTACGAGGACATGACGATGACCGAGGAGACCTACCTCTGGATCATCCAGAACCGGGGCCGTGGCGGCGTTTCGCTCTGGGGGACGAAGGGCGCCAGCGCGCCGCTGCCGGGGATGCTGAAGCTCGGCCCGGAGAACCTGACGACGGCCTCCGGCAAGAAGCTCCCCGCCGGGATCCGCATCCTCTCCGTGGACACGGACAAGGCCAAGGACCAGTACCATTATCGCCTGCAGATGGCCTCCGCCGCCGACACGCGGGAGCTGCCCGGCGCCGGATTCCTCCACGCCGACACGGGCATGGACTACGCCCGGCAGATCCTGGCGGAGCGCAAGGAGCTTGACGAAAAGGGCCGCGAGCAGTGGGTGAACGTCCACCAGCGTCCGAATCACCTCCTGGATGCGGAGACGTTAGCGGCGGCCTGCGTCGAGATGGAGTTCCCCGGCGGAGGACTGCGCCTCATCGCATCCCGTTCGGCGGGCGACGGGGCCGCGCCCGCGGCCGATCCCGCCCGCAAGCGCCCGGAAGGCGGGATCCTGAAGCGGAAGACGGGATGGTTTCGGAAATAATGGCGGACTGTCAGAGCAAGCATATCCTCTGGACGGCGGAAGTGATCGCAAAATATCTCGGCGTGTCCAGAAACAAGTTCTACTCGCTCGTTCAGATGGGCCTGCCGGCCGTGGTTATCGACGGCAAATGGTGCGCCCACTCCGAGAATCTGGAGGCCTTTTTCCGGGCCGGGACAGGCAAGCCGTCGAAGAAGATTCCCGAGGACGCGGAGTGAAATAAAAACCATGTCAATACCCTTTTTCTGTTCAAACAATACCCTTTCTCTGTTCAGAATCGTCCCGTCTGCGTTTTTCCCGAAAAACCCGTGATACTGTCGATGCCAGTCAAGCCACCACTTTATCCGGGGTCTGAATGGCACATCCCGAACCTCTTGAAATCATCGCCGGCGACACCCTGACCTGGATTCGGCGCGATGTCGAAGCGGCCTATGAAAACGACGCGGGCGAGATCCAATACGAGGACATCAAGGCCTCCGAAGGATGGACGCTGAAATATGTCGCCGTCGGCCAGTTAGGCTCCATCACCATCACGGCAAGCGCCGACACGGACGACCCGGACGATTTCTGCTTCACCGCCACCGCTGCGGTAACGGCGGCTTACGTCGTCGGAGACTACAAGTGGCAGATCGTCGCCACGAAAACCACCACCCGCTACACCATCGATTCCGGCGTTGTCTCCGTAACGGACAACATCGCCGGGCGCAGCGCCCTCTATGACAACCGCAGCCACGCAAAAAAAATGCTGGATGCGATCCAAGCCGTTCTCGAGGGGCGCGCGACCTCCGATGTGGCGCAGTACAGCATCTCCGGCCGCAGCATCGTGAAAATGCCCATTTTAGATCTGTTGAGGATGAAGGCGCTTTATGCGGCGGAGTATGAATCCGAACAGGCGGCCGACCGGATCGCCGCCGGCCTGAATCCAGGCAACAAGATCCGGACCCGTTTCATCTGATGGAGCCGACTCGATGCAGTTGATCGACAACCTTCTGGCCCGTTTCGGATATGTCAACCGCGCCTCCATGCGCGCCGCCCGCCGCGATTACGATATCGCCCGCATCGACAACCTGACCAGCAGCTTCCGCGCGCCCGTGACGACCGGCGACGCGGAGCTGCGCTATTCCCTTGTGACGGCCCGCGCCCGCTCCCGCGAGCTGGAGCGGAACAACGATTACGCGCAGAAGTACCTCAAGATGTGCGAGGTCAACGTGGTCGGCCGGGCCGGATTCACCCTGAAGAACCTCGCCAGGGACCCGAACGGGACCTATGACCGCGTCGCCAACGACCTGATCGAGTGGGAGTGGTGGCGCTGGGGCCGCAAGGGGAACTGCACCGTGGACGGCCGGTTGTCGTTCCTGGGCGTCCAGAAGCTGTTTATCCGCACGGTCGCGCGCGACGGGGAGTTCCTGGCGCGGATCATCCGCGGGTTCGACAACCCCTGGCGGTTCGCCCTGCAGATCCTGGAAGGCGACATGCTCAACGAGGCCCACAACGTCGAGGCCGGAAACGGGAAAAACAAGATCCGAATGGGCATCGAATACGACAAGTGGAACCGCCCCGTCGCGTACCATTTGCGGACCCGGCACCCCGGGGACGGATACATGACCATCAACGCCGGGACGCAGCAGGAATCTGTCCGCGTCCCTGCCGCCGAGATCATCCATTGCTACGTCCCCCAGCGGTCCACGCAGGGGCGCGGCGTACCCTGGATGCACACCGCCGCCCGCCGCCTGAACCAGGTGGGCGAGTACGAATACGCCGAAGTGGTCGCCGCCCGCATGGGGGCCTCCAAGATGGGCTTCTACGAGAAAACGGACCCGATGGCGATCGGGGCGTATCCCGGCATGGACGGGTCGGACGAGGCCGGCAACCCGATTTCCTATGTCGAGGCCGGGCAGATCGAGAAGCTGCCGGCGGGATACAAATTCACAGCCTACACCCCGGATCATCCGACGGCGCAGTATGCCGATTTCATCAAGGGGAGCCTGCGCGGCGTCTCCGCCGGGATGAATGTCAGCTACAACGGCCTGGCCAACGACCTGGAGGGCGTCAACTTCAGCTCCATGCGGGTCGGCGCCATCGACGAGCGCGACAACTGGAAGACGATCCAGGGCTGGATGATGGAGGACTTCCTCGATCAGGTGTACGCCTCCTGGCTGGAGATGCTCCTGCTGACGAACCGCACCAGCCTGCCCTATTCAAAATACGAAAAATTCAACGCCCCGGACTGGCGGGGGCGTACCTACGACTGGGTGGACCCGGAAAAGGACATCGAGGCCGAGCTGAAATGCGTCCGCGCGAAGTGGAAGACCGAGCGGCAGGTCGTCCTGGAGCGGTTCAACATGGACCTGGAGGACCTTTACGCGCAGATCGCCCAGGATGAGGCCCTGAAAAAGAAATACGGGATCAAGTCCGATTTCGGCGAGGCCGTCGGCCGCCTGACCGGAAAAGACCCCGCGAAGCCCGACGGTCCCGGAATGGAAGGCGACGGGGAAGAAGGAGGAGAGGATGAAGAATAAACGCAGGAAAGACGCGCGGTCGATCCGAATGGGAACCATGAACCGCACGGCGCATTTCGACGAGAGGACCTTCAATTCGGAAGCCCGCACGGTGGAGCTGTCGTTCTCCTCGGAAGAGCCTTACGAGCGCTACTGGGGAGTTGAAATACTGGGTCACAACCCGGACGAGGTGCGCCTGGGCCGGATCAACGACGGCGGCGCGTTTTTGATGGACCACAACACCCGCGACCAGGTGGGCGTTGTCGAGAAATCCTGGATCGATCAGGCCACCCGCAAAGGGCGGGCGCTGGTGCGCTTCGGAAAAAGCGCGCGGGCCGCGGAGATCTTCCAGGACGTGGTGGACAGCATCCGCCGGAACGTCTCGGTCAGTTACAGCGTGCTCAAGATGAAGCTGATCAAGTCCGAGGCGATCGACGGGGGGAAATCCAGCATCGAGACCTATCGCGTGGTCGATTGGGAGCCGCTGGAGATCAGCCTGGTCAGCGTCCCGGCGGATGTCACCGTCGGCGTCGGCAGGGACGGCGGGGAGCAGGAAAGAGAAGTCGCAATTGAAATTCCACAACAGGAGGAAAAAGACAACATGAAAAAGTGCAATATCTGCGGCGCCGAATATGACGGCGTGGAGTGCCCCGTTTGCGCGAGGGCGAAAGAAGCGGCGCAGCGAGCCGCACAGGATGCGGTCAAGGCCGAACAGACCCGCGTCTCCGAGATCATGGCCATTGCCAAGAAACACGGCCTGATCGAGGATGGCGCACGATACATTTCGGAGGGGAAAACCGTCGCGGAATTCAAGGATTTCGTGATCGGGAAGCTGACCGCTTCACCGGACGACATCGACCCCGACGCCGGACCGGAAGGGAGGACGCACATCCCCGACCAGCCGATTTACCGCGGCAGCCCGGCGGCGATGCTTGGGCAGCAGCTCATGGACATCCGGACCATGTCGCGTCCGGACAGCCACCGCGCCTCCGACGTGGCCGCCGCCCGCAGCCGGCTGGAAAGGGCGCAGCGCCGCCACGAGGTCATTCTTGAGGAGGCGGCCCGCCGGGAGAACCGGGCGGCCGGAACGGGCGGCTTCACCGCCGGCGTCCCGTCCGAGGGCGGGTTCTTCCTGCAGGGGGAGACGGCCATCGACCTCATGACCAACGGGTTCAACAACTCCGAGGTCCTCTCCCGCTGCCAGTCCCGGACGCTCAATCCGGGGACACAGTTCCTGGAGATCGTCGGAATCGACGAAACCAGCCGCGCCAACGGTTCCCGTGGTGGCGGCGTCCGCGTCTACACCACGGCGGAGCTGGAATCGCTGACCCAGTCCAAGACCAAGTTCAACAAGATCCGCATCGAGCCGAAAAAGCTGACCGGCCTGTACTACGCCTCGGGCGAGATCATTTCCAACGTCACGTTCCTGGGGCAGGAAATGCGGCAGCTCTTCGGCGAGGAGTTCGCCTTCAAGTGCCAGGACCAGGTCATCAACGGCTCCGGCGCGGGCGAGCCGCTGGGCGTCGTCAATGCCGGCTGCACAGTGTCCGTCTCCAAGGAGACCGGGCAGGCCGCCGCGACGATCGTCACGAAAAACCTCTCCAAGATGTGGGCGCGCGCGATCGGGCGTCGGCAGAACATGGTCTGGATGATCAACCGCGACACGAACCCGCAGATCGATGAGCTGTCCATCCCCGCCGGTACCGGCGCGCTGGAGCCGCGGTTCGTGACCTTCGACGCGGCCGGCGTCACGCGGATCAAGGGCGCCCCGGTCGTCGAGATCGAGCAGTGCGCCACCCTGGGCACAGTCGGCGACATCATCCTGGCCGATTTCAGCCAGTACATCACGGCCAACAAGGGCGACATCAACGAGGCGATGAGCATTCACGTCAGCTTCATCTATGACCAGGAGACGTTCCGGTTCATCTATTACTTCGACGGTCAGCCCCGCTGGGCGTCCGCCATCACGCCGTACAAGGGGAGCAGCACGGTCAGCCCCTTCGTGACGCTGGCGACCCGGGCCTAAACCTTGAACCCTGAACCTTGCACCTTTTGAAGGAGGATTGAAAAAATGAGATTCATCGAAAATTACAAAATTGTTCCGGTGGGGGTGGACATCGACTTCAACACCGCCGCGAGCAACCTGAGCGATTCCATCAACATGAAGAACTACCACCGGGCGACGTTCCTGATCCAGCTCTACGACATCGGGACCGCCAGCCCCGTCCTGATCGCCTACTCCGGCGCCACGGACGCGGCCTGCACGAGCGCCCTGAAGTTCCGGTATGCCTTCGGCTCCGCCGCGCAGGCCTCCGCGAATTGCGATGTCCTGGCGGACTGGACGCTGTGCGAGGCCACGGGCCTGACGCTGACCCACGGCACATACGATAATTATCTGCTGGTGGTGGAGATCGACGGGGCGCAGATGGACGTCGCCAACGGAGAGGAATGGCTGACCCTCGATTTCACCGATCCGGGCGGAGCGACCGGCCAGGCGATCGTCATCGCCATCCTGGAGCCGCGCTACACGGGCAACCAGTCCGCGACGGCGCTGGCGTAATCTTAACCCCTTTGACCTTTGCCCGGCCCTTAACGGGGCCGGGCGCCCCCTCCGGGGCGAAGGAGAATGAACATGAGCAGGACAAAGTGCGAATACAATTGGCAGAACACGGGCCGACAGGTCTTCTACGACGGCGTGACCTTCGAGACGCTGCTGGCGATGTACCCCTTCCATTTCGTTGACGACTTTGAGGGCTCCGTCATCAAGACGGTCGGCTCCGGTATCGCCGGCTGGACGGTGAAGGACACCAGCGCGGGCGGAACGGCGGCCCCGGCCATCGTCGGCGACGCATCGAACGGCATCGTATCGCTGAACCTGGACGCCACCAACGAGAAGCAGGAATCCGGCCTCTATATGGCCGATTCGCTCCACATCAACCTCGATTACGGTCCGATTGTGGAAATCCGTGCTGCCGTCCACACCGCCGCGACCGGGCAGGCGGAGATGTATTTCGGCCTGTCAAACAATTACGTCGAAGGTCCGATCGTCGAGGCGGACGCCGGCCCGACCGTCCATGCCTTTTTCGTGTTCGACGGCGGCCTCGCCTGCACGATCCACACGGACGACGCCTCCACGGACAAGGATGCCATCGCGACCGGAATCACGGCCGTGCTGGATACATACAACATCTACCGGATCGACTTCACCGACATCACGTCCGTCAAGTTTTTCATCGACGGGGCGCGCGTGGGGTCCGGCACCACCTTCGACATGAGCAACAGCTCCAACGTGGTGACGCAGCCCTTCATGATGCTTCACAAGGAGACCGGGACGGGCGTCGGGAGTCTCTATATCGACTATATCAAGATTTGGTCGAACCGGGCGTAAGCTGGAGGATTGAACCATGGCAATCACGGTGACGAGTCCGGCGACGAAAGTCGGCTGGATCAAAAACGCGACCTCCGCCGACGCCTCCGGCTGCGAGGAGATCATCGCGGCCCCGGCCGCCGGGACGGCGATCAAGATCAGGCACCTGACGATCAACAACGGCGCCAACGCTATATCTATTACTATCGGGGCAGGCGAAACGGGAGGCGCGGTGACGACGGCGCTCATCGGTCCGGTGGCGTTCGCGGCGAACACTTCCATGCAATGGACCTTCAACCCGCCTCTGGAGTTGACGGCGGCTACGTCCCTGACGGTGGATGCGAGCGGGGCCGGGGCGATCTGTATATTCGGTCAAGGTGTGATCGAGTGATGGATTATGAAATGGGTGACGGAAATGCCTGACCAGCGCGGAGGTAGCATCGGCGAAAGCACGTTGACGGTGAAATGGTGGGCGGTTCTGACGGTCATTATCGGGATATACGGGTTCATGTTTATTTCAATGATGAACCATGAGAACCGCCTCACGAAGTTTGAAACACAAGTTCCTTATATTACAGAAAGTCTGACCGAGATCCGCACTGTAATGAAGGAAGTCCGTGACGACCAGATCAGGCGGTACGAGAAGGAGTTGAGGCAGCAGAATGGCCCGTCGAGACGTTAGCGGATTGATACCGGAGATGCGGGCGATATACAAGGAGTTCTGCGCCGAGATGGACAAGGCTGGCATCCCGTGGATATGCACATGTACCCGCCGGACCCAGGCCGAGCAGGACGCACTCTATGCACAGGGTCGCAGCAAGCCGGGGCCGATTGTGACGTGGACTAAAAAGAGCAAGCACATCGACGGCGAGGCATTCGACATCGTCCTGTTGCGAAACGGAAAGCTGAATTGGGATGTGTCTGATCCGGCGTGGAAGAAGGCCGGGGAGATTGGCTGCAAGTTGGGTCTGCGGTGGGGAGGAAATTATGCGCGGTCAAAGGACTATCCGCATTTTGAGTTGAACGGGTCAAAAAAGGCGAAGGCATGAGGGCATATCTGATCACCGTTTCGTTCTGGGTTGTATGGTCTGGTGTGATGTTGATGTACCTGATCGGGTGCCTGAAACCGGAGGACTTCAGATGAGAAAACTTGCATTGCTGGCCTTGATGATTTTCGCTCTGGTTGGGTGCCAGCCTTCTGCCGCGATGTTAGAAGCTGAAATCGCGTACTATGAATATACCGCCGACATCATGAAGGCGCAGGCTGCACCGCAGAAGCCGATCCTTGAAATAAGGGCGATGGACCCGACGAAGGACATGGTCTTCTCAAACGTCGCGTCGATCACGGTCTATGCGACTCCGAATCCGAAGGAAGGCCCGCTGATGCCTCAATACCGCCAGGTCGACTATTCGGCTCCGTGGATACCAGCCTTTACGGGTGTAGCCGCAGGGCTGATTGGAGTCGGCGGCATCTGGGCGACGACACATGAGCTTGGCAAATACTGGACGAGCGGCACGAATTACAACATGTATGGACAGGGCAGCAGCGTCAAGGTCCAGGGTGGCACCACGGCCAACATAAGCGGCGGCACGACGGCGAATGTCGGGGCCACGGATGCGACATCCATCCCGACTGTGGTAAAGCCGGAAGTTGTGGTCGTGGAACAGCCTGCTCCGGTAATTGTCCCTACTGAAGTGGTGACGCAACCCGCTCCGGTGGTGGTGCAGTAATGCGCGGCGAGAGGATGGAAAAAGCAAAGGTGATCGCGAAGAGAAAGTTTCGGCGCAGATATAGCGGTGACTATACTTTTCAGTCTGGTCTTTATCCGGATTGGGAACGTAGTACGATTCAGCAAATGAGGAAGACCTGTACATCTTGTTCATGTCCAATGTGCGGAAACCCGCGCAAGTGGTTCGGCGAGGTTACACGGCAGGAAAGGGTGGCATAATGGCGACATACATCATTGACAGGCTTAAAGAGGCAAGCACCTGGCGGGGGATCATCGCCCTGCTGACGGCGGCAGGCGTGACGATCAGCCCTGAAATGGTGGACAAGATCGTGGCGGCGGGATTGGCCGTAATGGGAATTATCGGGATGTTTTTCAAGGACAAGACTACTGGCGGCGACTTCGAGGCGAAATGACACCACGGATCGATGACACGACATATTACACGCTGGATGAACTTTACAACGTCAAGCCGGAGCAGTTGCCGATGATGGTCATATCCGACAACCTTCGCGGAGCATTCGGGCTGTTGATCAAGATGGTAACGAAGTCCTTTTATAGCCACTTCATGTGGATGTACGCGCCGGGGAAATTCGCGACACAGTCATGGTGGTTCCACGCCGCCGATGCCAAGTCGTTCCAGGTCAACAGCCTCAAGCTGTTCTGGTGTCCGACATGGACGCAGGCCCAGCGGGACACGCTGACACAGGTCATCAATGGCTGCCTGTCGAAAGGGAAGTGGGCAACGCGGTATGACGTTCTGGGCGTGGTTGGGCAGTTTTTGGGATGGGACTGGCTCCAGAGTAAAAAGCACCAGTTCTGTTCGGAGCATATCGGCAAGCTCGCCCTGATCGACCAGGACGCGGCGGAATGGCTGGGGGTATGCCACAGCCCGACCCCGGAAGAAGTCAACGCATGGTTGAAGCAGGCGCGGAATCCGGACGGTTCCGAAAAGTATCCGGTTTGGGGCCGGGTCGTGCCGGGATAAGGAAACAAGCAATCAAGGAGGAAATGAGAGATGGCGGCATTTGTTAAATTCAACAAGTTTTTGGAGGCGCTGGCTGAGAAGAAGCACAACCTCGGTTCGGATCAGCTCCGCTTCGCCCTGACCAACACGCCCCCGACGGCGGCATCGGATACGGGGTTTCTGCCCGGATCGGCGCACCCGCCCCCGGCGGCGGCCAACGGCTACACGACCGGCGGCCATAATGCCACCATCGCGTCGTCGTCCGAATCCGGCGGCACCTATACGCTGGCCTGCACGACGGATGTGGTCATCACGGCCACGGCGGGCGGTATCGGGCCGTTCCGGTATGTGCTGCTGTATAACGACACGTCAACCGATGACCAGTTGATCGGGTACTGGGATTACGGCAGCTCTATCACGCTTGCGGATGGCGAGACCTTCACGATCGACGTGACGGCGAGCCTGCTGACGATCACATGATTGACGTAGCGATCTATCTGGCCGTGTTCATAGCGGGCGGTTCATTCGGCGCGATCTGCATGTGCCTGCTGTTCATGGGCCGGGACAATTAGGAGGATGGACATGAAAAAGAAGATTCTTTTGACGGCGGTGGTGTTGGCGGCGTTCTGGCTCCTCATCGCATGGGGAGTTGCTCAGGCAAAGCCTTTAATCGTCTGTGATCCTCAGGAAGGAGTGATTGGGTATGAGATTACTGGTGTGCCTGGAGTTCCCGGCACGATAGCAGCACAGACCGATGGATCTATCAGGTATGATCTTGCAGGCATTCCCGCTGGTACCTACAATGTGTCTGTTAAGCCGTGCAACATCTGGGATTGCGGGGAGGCTGCAGTAATGCCCCCTTTTTCAAAGACAGTGCCAGTAAAGCCTGTCAATTTACGGATCGTGGTGGAGTGATATGCGAAGGCATCTCAATATACTTATTTCAGTAATCGCCTTTTTGGCGATGACAGGTATGTGCTGGGGGCTGGATTGCTCACACAAGCCGCCCTGTCCTCCGGGAACGACGGCGCAGGAGAGCGTCAGTTGTGAAGCCTGCTGCGCCGACGGCTACGCTATCACATCTGCGACCGACAAGTGGTGCTGTCCGATAGGGATGCATCCGACGGAAGACCACTTTGAGTGCGTCCCTAACGGCGCGATCCTGAAGTCGGACGGTTCTTGCTGGGCAATGAGTGAAACCGATCCCTGCTGCAAGACCGGCTGGCATACGGTCAACAAGTACGAGTGTTGCCCTGACGGGTTCACGCTGGCGACGGACAACGAGAGCTGTTGCACCTCACGGGCAGATGGCAAGTGCTGCCCTCCGCAGTATATCTACAACATTTTCTCTGGCTCTTGCCGTCCACCGAAGCCGACGGGAGTGATAGTCCGCTGATGACATTCTGGCTTGTGCAAGAGCTTGTGAAAGCGGAGGGGAAGGGCGCAAAAGAAGTCGAGGTCGAGCGGCACGAATACGGATATGGGGATGTTCCGGTGGCCATAAAGGACCTGCTCCGCTCCCCGATGACGCTATCGCAGGGCGCAAGGATTATGAACGAATACAGGAGAAGTAATGGC